GCATTTGTGAACGCCAGCAGAGTTTTTTATGCGTTAACAGATATGGAAAGCGGCTCGGAGAGAAAAGCAAAGGGTGAGGGAATTACAAAACAGAATGCGAGTCGTCTCGCAAAAAACAACGCCACCCGAAGGTGACATGAAGGAGGCCGAGCACACTGGCCTCCCTTTGATATATCAAATAGTTACATTAATACACATAGTCTTAAGTGGGCTTATTTAGTCCTATTTTATGGGCAATATCTGGACAACTCAGCCACAGGATTAAAGCGCACAGCATCCTGTAGATAATCCGGCGCAAAATGGGCATAAGTCATCGTCTGCTGAATAGTGCTATGTCCAAGTATTCTCTGCAAAGTGATGATATTCCCACCATTAATCATGAAGTGAGTGGCAAAGGTATGCCGTAAAACATGTATCGACTGCCCTTCAGGAAGATCAGGCCTCACCTTTCTGATAGCAGCTCTGACAGCTGCATAACTTGGATAAATTAAACGACCAGTGGCCTTTGTTTTAATCATGCACTCCAGTTCTGACGATATAGGTATAACGCGACGCTTCCCATTTTTGGTTTCCATAAAAATGACTTTGCCGCTAATAACATGCTCCCCCTTGATATTTGCAACCTCACTCCATCTTCCACCTGTTGCCAGACACAACAAGACGGCTTTTAATTCATCACCAGATAACAACTCCAGTAATCGTGGAATATCTTCATGATACAAATAAGCCATTTCAGGCTGTTTGATATTAAGTTTTTTCACATCATGAAACGGATTAGCCCCAGAATATTCCTCTGCGTCAATTAGTTTTGTGAAGAAACCACTCATCATTGCGCAATAACGATTAACCGTGGATTGTTTTATTCCGCGATTAAGCAACAATAACCGATAATTAATTATGTTCTTACGAGTAAGTTGGTCACTGCGTGTAACATTAATACTTTCAAGATCACTAATGACCGCAGAAATACGCACTCGCTCCATCGCACCGTAAGGATGATTTTTCCCGTGGTATAGCCACCAACAATCCAGCAACTCCCTCAGCGAGCGCCGTTCTGTTGGCTTATCAACCCAATCTTTGTCGTGGTAATGCTGCAATACATGACGCTCATACAAAACAGCCTCACCACGAGTATCAAATCGCCGCCTGAATCTCTTTCCTTCTGATCCAGCTGGCCGCACGTCCACACAAAATTTGCCATTAGCGAGCTTCTTAATCGACATAAGGAAGCCCTCCAATGAAAACATCATCTTGATCACAGCTCTGGGAAATAAATGCCTGGTGAACCGTTAACCAGTTTTCTTGCCGGAGCGGGATGATTCCGCTTCGCCTTGCCCAATGTGTGCGAGAGCCGGTACAACCTGCCCGGCCTTGGGTTCAACTTCATCAAACAAAAACCAGTCGCGGTACTTACGGAACATGGGGGCTTTCAGAAGCTTTTTTGTTGACTCAAGGTTGGGTTCATTTCGTCCTTGCTCATATTGCCTTAATGCAGCAAGAGTAAGCCCAGTAATCTCTGCCATTTTTTCTTGTGTAAGCATTTCTGACTTCCGCATGATGCGAATTTTCATAGCTACGGTAGTTGACATAGTAAGTTAACTCACTTAGTTTATACATCAATTAACACACAACGAATTGCGCTAACTAGTTCTAAATGGTGCTAGTTAGAAGAAAGCACCAATAGCGGAGGATATCAGATGCAAGAAAGCACTCAAAACGCGCCTGAGTCACTTTGCGGAACACGATGCGATCACCTGTCAGAAATGCCAGAAGGTGAGCATCAAAAAACAGGACGCAAAGCACGTGAACGTGAAGAAATTCGACTTTCAGAAAATCCCTCGCATCTCCTGTCAAAAGAAGGATTTGCGATGTATATCGGAAAGACCGTTGATGCCATCGTAAGCATGGCAAAAGCAGGAAAGCTACCTGCGGTGTATATGGCGGACCCTCTCAAGCCAGGCGGAAACGCTGAACTCTACATCAACAGAAAAGCGTGGGATGAAGCATGCGATCGCCTCATCGAAAACGCACCTCAGGAATGGCACGACTGGGAAAACCGTCTGTTTTTGTTTAAGCCAACAAGTGGCAGACGAAACAGAAATATCAGCGGTAAAGCAGCATAACTCAAACCATTATTCATTTTAGGCGGAGTATTTTGATATGAAGGAACGTCGCAATTCTTCACAGCAGCGCTTCCGCAACGGGGCGGAACGCCATGCTAACCGTTTCGCTACCAGTGCATCACGTAGCAACTCTCGCTACAGCCTGAGCGAAACACACGCAACGCCGGATGGCTACCCAGTAAAACAAATCGGCGAGCACGCCTGGTTGATTGAGAAAGCTGGAATCGTGGTCCACAAATGCCCACGCAATCCGTTTACCGGAAACCGCATTTTTGCACTGAGCAGCGGCGACAATCAGTTCGGGCAGGATTTCACATTATACGAAGCACTTCGCACGGTTGATCGTCTGCTTCGCGGACAAAGTTTTATTAAACAGGTTGATTTATAACAGGTGATTTATGACCAAAGAGTATGCACAAGGTGTATTTATCCGTTTTATTGATTTTCGCGGTGAACTGTTATTACGTGCATCAGCTATTGATGCTGTAGCCCAGGCAGAAAAAAAAGCAGTTACTCACGTTTATGCGAACAACGCACAACTGATCGTGGAGCTTCCGTACCAGACCGTTCGCGAAGCCATTAACGAAGCTGAAAAAGCGCGCCAGGCTAATGGCGATGAACCCTATATCGAAATTATTTGTATGGATTCAGAAGCTGAAATTAAGAAAGCAGATTAAAGGGCGTTGTGATGGGCAAAGAATATAAAACTCTCATTAACAAAGCACTTGAGCGTTTTTATTTTCGCTTAAGCGCATCAGGCGCTCATGCTGAACGTGCAGCCCGTGACTCATTGACCAGGGCAATCCGGAGTCTGTATGACGTGGCTTTTTACGCTGATGATCTGGATGCACTTAACGAACTTTCCGAGCTGATCTGTGCCGCAGAATGCGGGGAACATATTGAACCGTATAAGCTGGGGAATATCGCATGAGTATATTTATCTCATGGCTTGTTCTGATTATTTCGGTGGCCTGCGCCATTGGGATTATGCGAATTATTCATTCAATAAAAAAGATTGAACGCTTTTCACTGGCGAATAACAGAGCAAATAAAACCACAGGTTAAATAAGAAAATGTAAAAACAATCCGCATTCGCGGAGGTATTCGCACACGCCAAGGAGGCGTAATGGCAATTAAGCATTTTCCTGTCGTTCGTTTTACCTCCAGAGGGCGTGAATACGAAGTCGACGAACGCCTGATTACCACAATCGACAAACACCGTTCAGAAAAGGATGCACATCACATCTATCTCACTGACGGCACTTACTTCTGCGCCACGAATGTGGTGCGGGTGAACCTTATCCGACAGGTACAGGAGTCACGCAGATGACCATTCTGGACTATATCGCCGCCAATCCGGGGTGTAGCGGTGGAGAAATCGCCGCAGCACTGAATACCCCAACCACAGCCATTAATGCGGAGTTACGCCGACTCTGGCGCAGCGGTTCAGTCATAAGAAAAGAGCGCAAAACAGGCGGTCGCTTTTCTTACCAGATAAACCCGATGCCGTTCGGGTGCGGCAATCCACTTACCAACATGTTCAACCAGCTACTGAAGGAAGCCAGAGCATGAGCACCATTAACCACCAGAAACTACGCGAACTGGCGACTGACCTGCAACGAATGGCAACGCATCAAAAATTACTGGCGTTTCGCGCAATGCTCTCGCCGTCTGCCGTGCTGGCGCTACTGGATGAACTGGAGCACGCCAGAACCACTGCTCCTGCCATTCGCCTGACGCTCCATCATGAAATCAAGGATTTCTGCGCGACGCTGGAGTCACCAGGTGAACCAGAAACGCCGGAAGCAATGCAACGAGAGCTACTGCAACGCATCGACAAGGTTTTTGATTTTTTCCTTAACCAGTAAAGGACCGCGATATGAACAAAAAGACCTGGTTTCGCGCATACATGTGGGCGCTGGTATGCGTCCTCGTTTCTCTCATTCTGTATGCAGGACTACTCCCCCGAATGATTTCATCAGACAGCTCCTTCCTGGTATTGCTGGGCATTTTCATTGCCATGCTGTACCCGGCAGGCGTTGTTCGCCTTTTCAGTAAGTACATCAAGGAAATCAAACAATGAAGAAATTCAAACTCTTTCAGATTATCCCGCTTTTTGCCGCCATCCTGCTGGCTGGTTGCGATCGCGTTGAGCCAGGTAATGTGGGCATCAAAGTCAACAAACTGGGCGACGACAAAGGCGTCGGCGAAGTGGTTGGCGTTGGCCGCTACTGGACTGGCTGGAATACAGAGGTTTACATCTTCCCAACCTTCAAACAAATGAAGACCTACGATGAGCCGTTCAGCTTCCAGATGAGTGACGGCACAACCATCGGCTATCACATCGGCGTGGCTTACAAGGTTGATCCATCCAAAGTTACCACAGTGTTTCAGACCTACCGCAAAGGCGTGGATGACATTACCGACACTGACCTGCGCCAGAAGATCGCCGATGCACTCAACCGACTGGCCAGCAAAATGACCACCGATAAGTTTATCGACGGTGGTAAGTCTGAACTGCTGGATTCAGCACTTAAGGATATTCAGGAAGAGATGACCCCCATCGGCATTCAGGTCATGAGCCTCTCTTATGTCGGTAAACCGGAATATCCACCAACCGTTATCGACAGCATTAACGCCAAAGTCACGGCAAACCAGAAAACCCTGCAACGCGAACAGGAAGTCAAGCAACGCGAAGCTGAAGCCAACATGTTGCGCGCAGAAGCTGCCGGACAGGCTGATGCCATTCGCACAAAAGCCCAGGCTGAAGCCGACGCCATTCGTTTACGCGGTGAAGCTCTGCGCCAGAATCCCGGCGTTATGGAGCTGGAAGCAATCAACAAATGGAACGGCACGCTGCCGCAATACATGACCAGCAACACCGCTGTTCCGTTTGTTCCGGTGAAGTAATTAAACCCGGCCAGTGAAAATCGCTGGCCGGAGCAGTATCAGGATTTTTTTAGTATGCCGTTCTCACAAAAAAACCGCTTGCCATGCCGCAATCAGTCAGGTTACATTCCCGCTGCACCTCATAAAACGGGTGCCGGGTTTCGCAGCCTGCTGACTAGCAAAGCGCACAACCGCGCCAGCGGTTTTTTTGTGCGTACTGTATTGCCACGTCTTTTTCGCACACGAATTATGGCGGGGCGTACGGGGCCGACTTCGGTCGGGCCGGGTTCTTTGCTAGCCGGTACTGCGAACCTCGTACGTCTCGCCACCCACAGTTTCGCAGCTCTGGATGGTGAGTTTTCAAAACTTACTAGCAAAGAGGCCACACCATGGCAAACCGCAAACAGCACCGCGCTATCGCGGAGCGTCGTCACATCCAGACTGAAATCGATCGCAGACTCACCCGCGCTGCACACGTCGCCTTTATCATGCAATCCAACACATTGCACAGACTCAACAGCACTATTTCAGCCGACTACTGCGCCGCTGTATTCAGCTATCTGGCGGAAGACCTCCTGTCTCTTCAGGATCTCATCCAGCAGCAAAACAAACTCCATTAATTCCTGTTCCGGGCCTTTCCTGCACCTTGCGGCGGGAGGCCTTCGCACATCTGTAACAAGAGGATTGCCGCAATGATTCTCGCCAACGACTTTCTTGAATACCTGCTCAACACAGAACGTGATCTTGCCGCTCGCGTGCGTGATCGTTATGACATGTACCTGAAATCCCTGCCTGTACCGCAGCTCGCTGACGGAAAAATTGTTATTGATGGTCGCTACATGATCGACAGCCATGAGGGAAATTACAGGCTTTACCGCATTGAAGGTGGCACCCCGTCCGTTATTGGCATTTACCAGCGCCCATCCTCTGCAATCGTCGATGTGATTGCCGACAGCATCCGCATCACACATCGCCATGCCGACACAGAAGACACCGTGCTGGAAATTCAGCGGCTGGCTACAGTCTGCCGCGACACCCTGAATGGCATGACGAAGTAAATCACTATGACGGCAGAGTACATCAGGGACTGGCAACAACCGCGCCACGCAGTGGGGCGTGAAGGAACGGGGATCCCCGCTCCTGAATCCGCGCTTTCCTCCTGGCTGGATGCCTACCGGGCAGAGAACGAGCGCCGCCAGGAAATGGCTGATGCGGCGTTCTCCGCCACGCCGCTGGGCAACCTGATTAATAAAAGCCTGGACGCACAGGAAAAACAGGACAAAACCATCACACTGGCAGGAGACGCCAGAAAACAGGCACGCGGCGCGGTGGATGAAGCCATGGCCTCGCTGCGCCTGCTGCCGTCCTATCTGCGCGATCCGCTTATTCGCCACCTCTCCTTCCTGCGCAAAAAACAGGAAGCCGATCGCCGGAAAGGCAAAAAGAGCTGGCAGGCTGAACACTACGCGCGCGGAACCCTGCGCAAAATATTCGAACGTCTGGACCGCACCGACAGCCGCTGGCTGACACCGGGTTATCGCTCCCTTGCCGGACGCGAACGCCTGGACGATTTGCTTTACCTGCCGCAGCTCAACAAACACCAGATACAGACGCTGGCCACCATGACGGCGGCGATGTTCAGCAGCACCTTCGAAAAACTCTGCGATGGCTTTGGCGCGACTGATGGCGAACTGACCATGGATGTAACGCTGAAGGCGTATCAGATGCTGGCCCGCATGGCGTTACACCTGCACGCCATGCCTCCACATTATGACGCACTGACAACAGACAAAGACCGGAGGAACGAACCGGACACGGAGCTGCTGCCGGGCGCAATCCTTCGCCTGACCTGTGCGGAATGGTGGAAACGCAAACTGTGGCTGTTACGTTGCGAGTGGAGAGAAGAACAACTCCGCGCCGCCTGTCTGGTTTCCAGAAAAACATCACCCTATCTGAGCCAGGACGCGTTAAGCGAGTTTCGCGCACAGCGCGAGAAAACACGCGATTTCCTGAAAAGTTTCATGCTGGAAAATGAAGACGGGTTCACGATTGATCTCGAGACGGTGTATTACGCGGGAGTAAGTAACCCGGTTCACCGTAAGGCAGAAATGATGGCCACCATGAAGGGACTGGAACTTCTGGCCGAAGCCCGTGGCGACAGAGCGGTGTTTCTGACTGTCACCTGCCCGTCAAAATACCACGCAACAACGGAGAACGGTCATCCGAATCCCAAATGGAACGGGGCCACCATGCGCGACTCCAGCGATTACCTGGTTAACACGTTTTTTGCGGCGGTCCGCAAGAAACTGAACCGCGACGGCCTGCGCTGGTATGGCATCCGCACGGTGGAGCCTCACCATGACGGCACCGTGCACTGGCATATGATGGTCTTTGCTCATCCGGAAGAAATCGACACCATTGTGTCCCACTCCCGCGATATTGCCATTCAGGAAGACCGCCACGAGCTGGGCAATGATATTACTCCGCGCTTTAAGGTGGAGTATGTCGACGGCTCAAAAGGCACGCCAACCAGCTACATCGCCACCTACATCGGAAAGAACCTGGACAGCCGCGCCGTGGATGGCATCGACCCGAAAACGGGCAAGCCACGCGTTGACCACGAAACCGGAAAATCAATGGCCGAGAGCGTGGAACGCGCCATCGGCTGGGCACGCCTTCACCGGGTCCGCCAGTTCCAGTTCTTTGGCATCCCCTCCCGTCAGGTATGGCGTGAACTCCGCCGCCTTGCCAGCCAGATGGCACGCAACCCGGAAGGCCCACAACGGCTGAAGGATGATGCAATGGATGCGGTACTCGCTGCCGCTGATGCCGGGTGTTTTGCCACCTACATTGAGAAACAGGGCGGCGTACTTGTTCCACGCAAAGACTACCTGATTCGCACCGCCTACGACCTCGCAGATGAGCTGAACGATTACGGCGAACAGAGCGTACAGATTTACGGGATCTGGTCACCACTCATCGGGGAATCCTCCCGTGTGTGCACGCACCCGGATAACTGGAAGCTGGTAAGACGTAAACCGGAAGCGGAAGACAGCACCCGCGAAAATGGTTTTGACCTTCAGGGCGGCCCTGCCGCCCCTTGGACTCGTGGCAATAACTGTCCCCGTGTACAGGAAACGGACAACAACGGGACAGAACAGCCGGAAGAACGGCCAGCACCGTGGCCGCAGCTTCCTGACGGCGTTGAAGTGAATGAATGGATGCGCTCACTGAAACGGCACGAACGCCGGGCGCTGATGCGTTCGCTTCGTGACAAACAGGCAAAAAACAGCCGCGATGAAATGCAGAGCTGGACACAGAGCCGCAAACAGCAGCGGCCTTTGCCTGATAACCACGAATTACTCGCTAAAGAATGGCGGGAGTCTGCTGAATCTCTCGGCCTGCATATCGGTGAACAACAGATGCAGCACCTGTTACGGGGCGGCAGTCTGTACGTTGACGGCAGCATCATTGCACCGCAGGGATTTGAAATTGTACGCAAACCGGATACCCGCCCGGACAGCCGAATCACGCAGCTCTGGCAGCGCCTGAGCCGTAATCACGGCGTAAGCAGCACGGAGATCCGCCATAACCCGGTCTCCAGCTATCTGGCACAGCTCGGGGCATCAGACCCCGAAGCCGCCGCACGCCTGGCATCCACACTTCAGCAGGTCCAGAACACCATGAAAACACCCGTTACCGTGCTTTCTGACATGCTGCGCGCCATTCGTGACGCAGAGCACGCACAGAGAATCAGAGAAACCACTGAACGCGCCCGCCGCAAAGCAAACCTGCTGCGGGGTGGCCTGACCAGTGGAAACAAAAAACAGACAGAAACGGGATTCACAAATCCCGTAAATGAGCAAAAAACGCGCCGCGATATATGAAGCGCGCACAAAACAGGCGAAAGCGGGATTTAAAAATCCCGTAAACGGTTAATTAACCAACATAAGGAAAATCGACATGAAAATTTGTATCGACGACGGCTCCACCAACATCAAGCTGGCATGGACTGAGAATGGCGAACGCCGCAACGCCATCAGCCCGAACAGCTTCAAGTCGGAATGGTCTGCGCCGTTCGGTGGCATGCAGCCCGCGAACTACATGCTTGATGGCGTGCGCTATGGTTTTGATCCGGTCAGCGATCGCTTTGTCCAGACGACCGACACGCAATACCAGTACAGCGATGTGAATGTAATCGCCATTCATCACGCGCTGGTTAAATCAGGCATCACGCCACAGGAGGTGGATGTGGTTGTAACCCTGCCACTGAGCGAGTATTTCGATACAAACGCACAGCCGGACATGGCCAACATCAACCGCAAAAAAGCGAACGTTATGCGCCCGGTGGAGTACCAGAACGGCGAAGCATTCACTATCCGTAACGTGCGGGTTATGCCTGAATCTATTCCGGCTGGCTTTAAAGCACTGGCTGACATGAGTCCGTTTGAATCCCTGTTGATTGTGGATTTGGGCGGAACCACGCTGGATGTGGCAAAGGTTCAGGGGCAACTGGCAGGTATCAGCCAGGTGTTTTGCGATCCACACGTAGGCGTTTCCCTGATGGCCGATGCCGTACTGTCGGTGATGGCCACTAACGGTATGCGCACCAGTCACCACATCGCCAATACCATTATCGAACATCGCCATGATGAAGCCTGGCTGCGCCAGCACATCCACAATGACGCGCATTACGCCAGCCTGATGGCGGTTATTAGTGAAAAGGAAGAAACACTGAAACAACGCGTGATCCGCGCGCTGGCGGGTTTTTCGGGTTACGGGCGGGTGATGGTTGTCGGTGGAGGGGCGGAGATTGTGGCACCCGCTATCCGCGAAGCCTGCGGAGTTAATGCGACTTTCATCGCGGACGGGGTGCCACAGTTTGCTCTGGTTAATGGGCTGTACGCAATGGACAAGGAGTAAACCAATGACGACACCAACCAGACGGATAAGTTTCTATCTGAAGCCCGCCGCCGTCAAGAACGAAGGCGAAGCATGCGCCTGGCTGGACAGCCTTACACCAGAAGCCCGCAAAAGCGGCCAACGCGTGGCTTTTCTGGCCGGGCTGGCACTTCTGAAAATGAATCCGGCAGAGGCTTACCGACTGGCTGCATGGGCTGACGATGAGGCGTTATCGGTGACACAAACCAGGACAGAACGCCCCGTGTCACAGCCAGTATCAACCGCACAGATAACCAGTCAGATGGCAGGGAATATCCGGGCATTATTTCCTGAATGACGAATTTGACGGCTTTTAATTTTATCGGGGTGCACCGTCGCCCCGCACGAGGAAAACACGATGAAAAAATACGAATACATGCTAATGAAAGAAGCACTGCGGGCTGGTCTGGCTCCCTGTCCTGTATCCGTAGAAGCTGTTGTTGGGAACACGATTTTCCGAACGCTGCGAAATCGCGTATCCGTGAAGATGATTCACCAACCACCCAAATCTACCAGCATGATCTATCTGCCGCTGCCCGAGGCTATCAAACTTATGCGTTCGCTGAAATTTGCGATTTGGATGCAGACACAGCTCAACAAAGCGGTGCAAAACGCCTTCGTTAAGAAACTGATGCCGGAGCTTGCTGCCAGATGTGCAAAATGTACCAGACCCGCACTTCAATTTGATCTGTCATTGATTCAACAAGCTACAGAGGCAGAACTATACCGCCTGTCACCTCTCCGTGATGCTCACACGGAAGCCTCAGAAATGTTCCGGCTCATGTTTCAATTTAATTTTGCCGTTCGACGCACACGCGTTCAGGTCAATCGCATGATGCAGGCACAGGAAGAGCTGGCGCAACACAAAGGAGACAACCAGTGAGCAAGATTGACTATCAGGCACTACAAATGGCAGCAGAACGGGCAATTCCGGCAATGGAACGCCTGTTAATATTGCCAGTTGATGATGATTTGTTAAGCGAACAGGAACTTAAAGATTGCGGTGTGGATATTGACGCGATCAACACCTTCAGACTTCTGGCTGGACCGGAAACCATGCTGGCACTGTTGGAACAACAGAAAGTCAAGGACAACCGAATCGCTGAACTGGAAAAAATCGCCACTGACTATGCACTTAAATTCCAGAAAGCACAGGACGCATTAAAGTATGCCGCTTTACTGCATAGCCGGGCGGCGCAACAAACCAATAATTTTGCAGTATCGCTTCCGGACATAAGCGAATATTTCATTAATGACGTATTTCAGCCCTTGCGATACGAGCGGGATGTTGAAAGAGCCATCATAAAGGCTGGCGGAAAAGCATTGTGGCACGAGAAACACGAGGACGGAACGCATCAGTCCTGCGATGTAAATCGTGGATGGTTTAGCCCACTGACGACAGATAAAAATAACACCTGATCCCCCTCAAACCAGGGCGATAATCGCGCATCGCCCTTCTGCACAATAGTGCACAAATTTGCACAATTTTTTTGAACGACTTTTTACCCTTCCGGCCCGCATGGCGGCTGGATCCGTCAAGGATCCGTGCGTGCACAAAAAAACGCGCTTTTTCTGCGCGCAGGTGACGGGGGAACAGCCCGCGTTTCAGGGGGTAAATAGCATCCCCTGAACGATGTCGCAGCAACACAACAGAATGGCTGTATTTCTCACGCTGAGCGTGAAAGAAACGTGAGGGCTTTTGATTTGATGGGGTGAAAGGTAAGGCCGTCAAAATCGCACTGAGGCGGCGAGAACATGCAGTTAACGCGGTGGGATTGCGTAAGAGTCTGACCGTCGATGATGGCAATAAGCAGGAAAGCGTCGTGAAATTATCTGATTGATACAGGAGCTGGAGAGTCGGGGCATAAATTTTTTATGCCCCGGCGAAGCAGCAGACAAGCGAAGCGCGTCAGGATGTGGGCTGGGTGTCCAGCAGTGCATAAGGGTTAAAGCGGATCACCTCTTCGCCAAGCCAGTCATTGATGTGCTTCATGGCCTCCATGACGGGCATCAGCTCGTTAATTGCGTAAACCCGCGCGGCCTTCTCCACATCACCAAACGCACTTTTTTCACCCGGCATCGCCCCCATCAGTTGCGGCGGAACGCGGTGCGCAGCCAGCACATCATCACGGGATGCCGCCTTGACATTCATGAACTCATCCTTTGCGGTGATCTGCTGGAATGGCAAAATTTGCACACCTTCTTTGCCCCCGTTAGGCGCATGGATGAGCACGTTTTTAAATGCACCACCACCACGCGCGCCCTGTAGTGTTTCTTTCAGGGAGTCCATGCTTTCGCGGTTTACCTGCGCCGCACCGATGTAGATGATGCACCCGGCGTGGGATCCGTTGTCGTAGTACAGTTTTCTGAACATGTCCGCCGAATGAGAAAGGCTGGCCGAGAGTAATGCGCCGAGATATTCCGGCATGCCGTAAATTTCCTGGTTAATGTCCGGATTCATCAGGTGGCACACTTTGCCAGGGCGAAACTGAAACGCGTCCTTGCCATCCTGCACATACCACCATGATTCAAGATCGCTTC